TTGCTTGCTGATGTGAGTGAAAGGTTTAATCGAAGACTGCTAGCCAATCAGGATGTCGAAATGACGATTGCAGAATATCAGTATCCAGTGGAAAAGTGTGACGTCGGAAATTCAGCTCGTAAAGCTTTAGAGCAATTCCGACAGATGCGCAGGAAGTGGCTGGAATCGATCAGAGGTAGCGCCCATAACACGATTTCTAATCAGATTCATCAGTTGGCATGGAACTCCACGGTTTTCCACACGCTTAACGAAGCGCGACGTATTGAGAGCGAGAGAAAAGTAAATGGCTCGATGTGGAATCTCATTGTAGACGGGTACGCCCATATCGCAGCACTTGGCATACGTAGGCTTGTGGATCATGATAAGAGTGCAAATTCAATCAAACGCGTGTTATTGGATATAGAGGCGAATAAGCATCTGTTGTCTAGGGAGGTTTTTGTCTGTTATGACGGACTTCCATATGATCATGAGGCTGCTGAGAGAAGACGATTTGCGAACCGAGATCCTTTAACCATTGGCACTCCTATGTGGGTATCCACAACAGGGCCTGATGCTGGTTTCTCTTCGCAACTGCGTCACGACACTTTCGATTTACTAGGAGATAAAACAAGAAAGGTTGGGAGATCCCAACCCATTTCGTCAGAGATCTTTGAACGGCTCAAGGCAATGCTCAATTCAGAGGTGGTGAAGAAGGTCTGCACCATGGCGGACAAAGTGTATGCGCACCCAGAGCGCCCTTCGTCGCGCCCCTTTGAATATGCTAACTATCACGAAGTCATTGAAGCTCTAGGGATAGTGAGTCAAGTGACGCAATTCGTTTCCGCCACGCTACTTGATGACGCAGCTTTCGGTTCAATTGTTCCCGTCGCACAGTTTGATGTATTGGAAGATTTAGATCAGGCATGGGTGCGCAAGGCGTCACTAGATGAGTTGAACAGTTTTTGGGGGGAGCTGACAGGGTCATTAGATATGTGGATGGACACCGATGGAATACTAAAACCGGAATAGTATTCAGATCAAGATGAAGCCGCTTACGCGGCCTCATTGCTGATATCTGTCTGCCAAGTTTCAGGATTGACTTGCCACGCCTGAATTGCTGACTCTCGCCAACCAACTCGCCCCGCTGAAATCACCACTGACTTAGGAAACCTCCCTCGCTTTATCTCCCGCCAGAGCGTGGTTCTGGAAAACGAAGTTACGCTCAATACCTCTTTTTCACGCATGAACCGATCCAACTTCTTCGGCATGATTTCCTTCACGATGTACCTCCATCAAAGCCGAAAGGTGTGAGGTGTCAGCGTTGGCTGTGCGTGCTGCGTAGTGGTGGACTCGTCTGCCTCTTGCAATTCGCAAACAAAACGATGACGTCCACGGTTTGATTCCGTGAGAGATTTGGTCAGTACCAAGGACGATTCCATGCATTGCTCGTAGGCTTTAGAGTCAGTCCAGCGCTGAACCGTAATCACCTGGCAATCAAGCCGATTCGCATCAGTGCACAAGTACATCAGCAACAAAACACTCATACCGCCTCCCGCTGAGCAACGCTCAGTGCAATGGCGGCCGGCCGCACCCAAACCGGCATGGTGTTAAGCATGAACGTCTCACCAGCCTCTGCCAGCAGCAGGGTCGTACCCATCACATGCGCGATGGCCTCAGCCGCTGCCGGCGGCACCGCGTTGCCGATCCGCTCTCGCCATGCCTGGTCACTCAGGCCGTCCAGCTCGAACTGTTCCTCTGGCTCCACTAGGCTCTGCAACGCGGCGAGCTCCAGCGTGGTGAACGGACGGTGCCAGGTGCCGTCGAGGCTTTCGATCACGCACGTCAGCCGATCATCCGCCGCCGGCAGGCGCGGGTCGGCGACAGACCACCGCCCGTTGTCTTGGCGGGCACTTGCTGAGACGGCACCCGCGAGACCACCCCAGTCCACCACGCCGTAATGGCCACCGGTCAGGTACGCATCACCTCTCTGGCGCTTCATACCCGGGCGGGGATCGGCAATGGACAGGGCACCACTGGCCACCTGCTGGGAGCCGGTGACAGCCCCGGCCGTGCTTTCCCAGGGGCACACGCCCAATTTGCGGCTGCTCGCCCCGGGGTGCCAGTTGTGATAGCGCGGATCCGCGATGTACTGGCCGCCGGCGCTCGGCGACTGGCCAGCGGTGACGGTGTCGGCCAAGCCGCTCATCTGGCACACCCGGTACACGTTGTTGTGACGGGCTCCTGCCGGCCGTGGGTCAGCCACGCTGAACGTCCCTTGCCCGGGCGATTTCACCCCGATAATGGCGCCCGTGGATCCCTCCCAACGTCGGACGCCGTACTGCTGGTACTGCAAGGCACCGGCTTTGGCGCGGGGATCTGCCACCGAGAACGCACCGTTTGTGGGGCTGGAGCGACCAGCGATGGTGCCGGGTGTGTCGCGCCAGTCGTGCACGCCCAGGTAGCCGGCGCGGTACTCCGGCACGATCACCAGGTCACGCAGATACCCGTCCTCGATCACCAGGTCGTTGAGGCTGCGCCAATCCTTGCCGGCCTGGACCAGGGCAAGGCGAACCCAGGTCTTCCATTGCAGGGCCGGCACGCGGTGCATCGGTCCCGCGGCTTCGATGTCGCCGGCAAGCGGCATGCGGCCCAGGATCGAACCGACAGACTGCAGCGTCTTCTTTTCCGGCTCGTACAGGAACGGCGGCACCTTCTCGACGTGGCGCGCCACCAGCAAGAAGCGCTTGCGGCTTTGGGCTAGCCCTCCGATGACGCCGCAGTCGTGCGTCGTCTCGGCGACCGCGTAGCCGTAGTGGTTCAGCAGCTTGTTGATCTGGTCGAGCAGGTGCCGGCCGCGTGTGGCCAGCCGTGGCACGTTCTCGAACACGATCAGCGACACTGGGTCGTCCTTCCAGGCCTCGCACATGAGCCAGATACAGCGCAGCGTCAGCTCGTTCAGCGCCTGGTACTTCGGTGTCAGGCTCATGGTCTCCGAGAGCAACCCTGACGCGCCCTTGCAGGGGCTGGAAATGAACACCGCGTCGGGGCGCTCGTTGTTGGCAGCACGGCGCAGATCCTCGGCTTTTGCCTCGGTCCAGCCTATGGGCGGCTCCTTGCCATGGAACCGGGTGTACTGGTCGCGGGTGAACAGGTCCATCAGCGTGCCAGGGACACCGGACAGGCGCTCGAAGTCGCGTAGGCCGGCCGGATCCACGTCGACGCCACCGATGCATTGCCACTCGGCCTGGATGTGCCCAACCACAGGCTTAGCCCGGTTGAACCCCTTGGCGCCGCCGCCCAGGCCGCAGCACATGTGGAAGTGTTTGAGTGTTCGTTTGAGCATGGTGCTTCTTCCTTTGCAGGCGACAGGGAGTTGCAGCTCCCCGTCACCCGGTGATTCAAATCAGCGCTTGAAGCGCCGAGGCTTGTTCTTCTTAGCTTCCGCGCGTTCGGCCATCAGCTCGGCCCACTCGGCGGCCTTGCGCCGTTGCCGGATCCGGCTACAGGCCTGGTGCTTTCGGGTGGAGCGGGCCTCGCCGCAGATGTCGCACCGGCTCGGTAAATCAAGCCGGTGGCTCGCCATGGTCGGGCGCGTGCGCACGGTGGGGTTGGGAGAGGGCACCATCAGGCATCCCCCAGCAATGCGCGGGTGAGGGCGTTGCGCTCGCCTTTGCGGGTGAGTTTGCTCAGCGGCTGCGTGGAGGTCCGGCCGTTGCGGGCTTTGAGCTTTGCCACCCCGCCATCGATAGTGACGATTTTGGCCTCGCGGACGCTGAGGTTGATGCTGTGGCCGGTGTTGCGGGCAGCGACGTAGGACACTTCGTCGCCGACGCTAAAGGCGTTCGTGGTAGCCTCTGTGCCGCTGCCACTTGGGTTTTGTGCTTGCATGGTGCTTCTCCTTTGGGGTGGTCGGTGTCGAGGGGTTGCAGCCCCTCGGCACCACTTCTTTGCCGGCTTGCCGGTGTCAAATGCTCTGTGCAGCCAGTCTTTCTTCAGTTGCGACCAGATCGCGTGTCCGTTTTCCACGTACTCATGCACCTCCATTTCAGGTCGCTGATCCATGTACAGCAGGGCAATGCAGTCGTTGAACAGGTTCGTATCCAGGCCGCGCAAATCGGTGAGCGCGAAGGGAAAAACCTGGCCGTTGTAGAGGCTCAGCAGGAACCGCCCGACGATGCGGCTTTGTCCTGTGCAGCGTTGGGCCACAGGTAGGAGTCGATGGAGGGCGGCGATGCCGGCAGCGCGAACGGCAGGCCTCTCGCGCTCATCAGTTGCGATCTGCTCAGCGATTGTCGTCAGTGCTTGGTTGAGGTGAGCTTGCATGGTGCTTCTCCTTTGGGGGCTCAGGCGTTGCAGCGCCTGGAGCATTTCCACGTAAACGTCAGAAGGGGACAAAGTTCGGATGAATGCAGTCCATAACCTCAACCAAAGACGAGCGGCGCTGCGCCTCTGAAAGGCCCAGCAAGAGGCTGAGAACGTCCACCATCGCCATCAGTTGGCCGCCGTTTTTGGCTGCTTGGCGGCTCAATTGCTCGGGATACCGGTCGAGGATGCTGGCGGCGTAAGCAGGGGCCAGCCTGGTCAGGGTGCTGACTGTTTGTGAGGATTCCTGATCCAGGGCTTTGCAGAACGCGCTACCTTGTTCGGCCGTCAGGTGATTCAAGAGGGTCACGTCGTTGCGGGTGCCAGCGTCGTGAGTCCCTATCAGCAGAACGCGAACAACCCGGTTTTGGAATGCGTTGCTGCATTCCATAGGAGCCTGGCTGCTGATCATCACCGCACCGCTGAAGGAGATGTTCTCCACACCTTGCGCGCTGCGATAGAGGGCTTTACCGCCGTTGAACAACGGCAGAAGCTCATCCCAGTCAAAGTCAGACTGGGGGCTTTTGACTTCATAGCCGAAACTGACAACGCCATTGCCAGCGTGTGCGAGCGCACGCGGTCGCCCAAGACGGGTCGCATGAAATGGGTCGTACTCAGTGAAGTCGTCCTGTCCCAGCAGCTTCCACAGGTAGGTCTGCAAGGTGGTCTTGCCGCTGCCGGCCGGGCCTTCAATGTGCAAAATCGGAAAGCTTGATTGATGCTTGCGGATGTCTGCGGCATGGCGTGCCCCCATCCACCAGGCAAGGGCAATGACGCCGCTTGGCCCGAATGCCTCCCAGAAGTTCTCGAAGCGGATAGCGGTTTTCAGTTCGTTTTGCATCGTTGTTGCTCCTTTGGTTACAGCAGTTCACGCGCCTTGGAAAATCCAGCAGCGCACGGTGGTTGGTTTGTTGAACATCGCGTTGCCGGCGGCCTGTGAAGCGCGGACCGCGCTGTACACCGCCTTGTTGGTCTCCAGCCACTTGTGGCTGCGGCTGTTCACCAGCAGCCCGCGCAGCGTCTTGAGGTCGGCCAGGTTCTGCCGATGCTCGCTGGCCTTCTCGGCGAACTCGTTGAGGTTGATGGCGATGAGTTTCGGGTCGGTGCTGTGGTTGACCTGCGGGCCTTCGCCCAGGCTTTCCAGGTACTCGAAGACCTCCCAGAACTCAGCCACCAGCGGATGGTCCGCGCTGATCGCGGCTTGGCGCTCCAGCGCCATGACCATCAGGGCCTGCTGAGTCGTGGCGACCTGGTTGTCATCCAACGGGCAGATCAACCGCAGGCAATCCACCAGGGCCATCATCTGGCTGTGGTTCTTGATGATCCGCTCCACGCGGATCTCCTTGAGGGTGCGCAGCTGCCGTTCGTGAACGAGAACGCGCTCGGCAAACTTCGCCAGCACCTGGGCTTCCGCACGCACGGCCAGCAGCAGGAAATGGCTCAGCTGCTCCACCGGGATCAGGTTCAGGTTGTCGGCGGCGGCGCGGCTCTCGGTGGTCACCACCGGGCGGGTGAAGTGCGACTTGATGATCCGCGTCAGGATCGCTTCCGAGGCGCTGACATCAGCGTTCTGGCTGATCGCAATGGCGCCACGGAAGGGCGGCTCGTACGTCTCGTTGCCGCTGGTCTTCATGCCTTTGGTGCCGAGGGTGCCGCCACCGAAGTAGTCCTTCAGCTCGTCCCAGTCGAAGCCCTTGGCGTGCGCCTTGTCCGGTTCGTTGCGGTCGCCCTCGATCAGCACCACCGGCATGTTGGAGACCTGGCCCATGGCCCGTTGCCGGCCGGCGCGGGTCGATTTCGACGGGTCAAAGCCTTCATGCTCCCGGCCCAGCAGCTTCCACAGGAAGGTCAGCAGCGTGGTCTTGCCGGCGCCGGCCTCGCCCGTCACCTCAAGGAACGGGTAAGACTTGTGCTGAGCGCGGATCTGCTCGGCGAACAGCGAGCCGAACCAGAACGCCAGCGCCACGATCCCCTTGGCGCCGAAGCACAGCCACAGCATCGGCAACCAGTCGGTTCGGTACTGCTTGGCGTCGCGCTGGAGGTGCATGGCGATCGACTTCTGCAGCGTCTTGAGCCGCAGCTTGCCGAACTCGAAAAAGTCCTCCTTGTTCACCTCGCTGACGATGCCGCCTCGCACGGCCAGGTCGCCGAACACGTAGCAGCTGTGCTGCTTGCTGTAGCCGATGAAATCGATGGTCTCGACCGTCTTCAGGCCGAACAGCTGATCCTTCATGATCTTGTCGAGCTGCTGGCCGCTGCCGGTGAACACGGCGCCGGCGGCCATGCTGAGCAAGCGTTTCTTGAACTCGCTGGCGGCGGCGACCTGCCCACCGGTGAAAGTGTTCTTCACGCTGCCGCTGTCGTGCGGGAAATCGACGCGGAAGTAGTACCAGGATTCGTCGGTGACCTCATTGCGCTGGAAGTACAGCGCCTGCGGGTAGCAGTTGGCGATCTCCACTACGCCGCCGCACTGCATCAACGCCTTGTCGCGGCGCTGCTTGTCGCTGAGCAGCTGGTCTTCGTGGCGCTCGGAGGACTCCAGCGCCTGCATGGCCTTGTTGAACTTCTCCAGGTCCAGCTTGAACCAGTAGAGCCGACTCTCGAACCCGAAGTGGAACTCATGGCGCTCGCGCCATTCGTACATCAGCACGCCTTTTTCCGAGGCGCTTTGGGCGATCAGCAGGGCACCGTGGTAGCGGGCGGTGCGCAGGTCCTTCTCACGCTGCTCGGTGCGTTCGGTCTCGTCATCGATGAAGGCCCAGCGCTGGTGCAGGTCGTTCCAGTCAATCTTGCGGCCGTCGGCCGGCTGAGGGATCTGAGCTGCCGAGCAGTCAAAGCCCAGGGCGCGAGCCTGGCGCACCCAACGCTTGGTGTACTTATGCGCCCCGGGCTCGTTGTCCAGTGCCCACACCAGCTTCGGCAGCTTTCCGCGACGTTGGGCTGCCAGCGCCTTCAGGGATTCTTCCGGAAAGGCATTGGACGACATGGCCGAGGCCGCTGCGATCCCGTGATGCACCAGGGCGATGGCGTCGAAAATCCCCTCGACGACCCAGAGTTCATCGACAGCCAGCAGATCCACGCAGGGCGGGCACCACCACACGCCCTTGTAGCTTTCGCCCGCCTTGAACCGGGCTTTTTGCTTGCCAAACCGGTGAGGGCGGTCAATCAGGCGTTCCCAATAGCCACCCTTTTCCAACGTAAAGCGAACGGTGGCGCTGCCGGCGTTCAGCTCCGGAGAGTAGAACGTGTCCTGCGTGTACCAGCCCTGGATCAGATCCAGCTTGAAGCCTCGGGCGAACTCCAGGTAGGCGCGAGCCGTTGCGGTCGGATGCTGATCGCTGGACGGTGCTCTGCCGCTCCAGTCGTCGAACAGATCATCGTAGAGCTCTTTGACGTGCCAGGACTGGCCGCACTTGCTCTCACGGCCGCAGATGATCAGCCAAGGGTTCTCGTGGTGGGTATAGAGCTCTTTCTTGTTGCAGGCCGGGCACTTGCCACCGCGCATGAAATGGGTGCCTGAGCGGTGCTTCAGTTCGTAATCGTTGTCCAGGCGGCGCAACACTTCTGCGCGCAGTTTCTCTTCCATTTTCATCGGGGCTTACTTCGCTTCGCCGAGGCTGTGTTTGAGGGCGCCAATCAGGCGTTTTTGCGCAGCCATCACCGGGAAGGCCGCGAGCAGCGAGCCGTGCCGCAATCCTTCGGGGATCATGCGAAAGCGATCGTCGTACCAGTATTCGTTGAACTGCATGGCGTACTGGGAACGCAGGGCCTGTAGCAGGGCTAAGGCCTGGTCTCGGGGCAACTGCGTGGCGATGTCGATGTCGAGTTCCATGATCCACCTCGGATTTCGGGCAAAGCTCACCCAAACCCACGGCAAGCGGGGCAGGGCGGGGTGTTAAAAAGGGGGAGTTACTGAGGGTGGTGCTTATGGGCTGCGTCGCGCTGGGCGAGCAGGGTTTGCGGCAGCAGCCGCGCCGGCACCGGGTAACGCTGATCGGCACGGGTGTCGATCAGGTGCACCACGGTGCAACTGGGGCTGGCCCCCCAATCGACGCCGATCCATTTGCGCTGGTTGATCACCTGCAGTTCTGTCCAGGCGTTGTGCACCAGGCGTTCGGCCATGAACACCGGCACCTCCAGCGAGATGGTCAGGTGCCGGATGCAGTTGTCGTAGAGCAGATCCGAGTCCACCAGGTACTGTGCTTCGTGCCGTTGCAGGTAAGCGAACGCGGCGTCTTGCATGCTGCTGCGGTAGTCGTGGGTCAACTGATCGTGGGTCATTGCGCACACTCCATTTCCATTTGGTCGAGCAGGTCGGGTTGATCGTTGGCGGTCTTCATCGCGGCACGGCGCAGGGCGATGTCGGCGGGTGGCAATCTCACGGCAGGGTTGGCCATGCCGCTGGGGCTCATTTCGTGGGTCATCTCGAACTGCGCGCGCACCGACCAGCCGCAGGCCTCGTTGGTGCATTGCAGGTAGGCCACACGCAGGAAAATGTGGGTGCCTTCGCTGGTGCGGATACGCATCCTGCTGAGGCAGTGCGGACAAACGAGTTTGTAGGTGCTCACCCGGCGAGCCCCCTACCGTGCAGTTGGATCGTCGCCAGCACCTCGGCGTAGCGGGCGGACATGTACTTCATCAGGGCCGCGATGATCGTCTCGGCCTCGCCCTCTTCAATGACGCCGTCGTCGAGTGCCTTGGCAATGATCTGATCAACCATGCCGCGTTTGGCCGCTGCCTTCACCGAACGGTTGTACAGCTCGACGTTGTCCAGCGTCGCGGGCACGGCAACCGGCACAAACATGCCGCCGTACTTGCCGGCGATGTAGTCGGCCAAATAGGACGTCCCGGCGATCTGCTCCAGGCGGCAGACGTGGTCGTCGCTGAGCGGCCGGCAGCCGGCGCTTTCGTAGGCCTGGTTGTCGAAGCGCTTGATGGGCATGCCGAGTTGGGCGGCGGCGTACAGCCGACCGCCTGGATAGGCACTGATGACGGCGCTGACCACGTCTTTCCGGTTGGCTAGAACTGAGCGTTTCATCTTCTGGTTTCCTCCCTGAGCCAACGGGCCTAGTTTTCAGTTGCGCGGTCTTTGATTCCGAGCAGCACAGCAGCGCGATGAGCTTCACCCCGCAGGCACTTCTTTTGCCCGTTCAGCACTGCGTAAACGGTTGAGGGGTGAAGGTTGTTCTGAAGGGCAAAGTCCTTCACGGAAATGCCCTGTAGCTCCAGGCGAGTTCTGGCGGCCTGGCAAGCTTGCTCGGGTGCGTAGGTGGCGTGCATAGTTCAAATTCGTGTGATTTCGCGTAATGGTTTGATGATATTGGTTCAGTAAATTGAACCTGTCAACGGTTGAGGTTCAAAAAATATGACCATCGGTGATCGGCTGAAGGAAGAAAGGTCGCGTCTAGGCCTCAGCCAAACTGATTTAGGTGCTGCTGGCGGTGTCGGTAAAACCACCCAAATAAATTATGAAAAAGGCTCAGGTAGCCCCGACGCTAAGTACTTGGCCGCAGCTGCGGAGTTGGGTGTTGATGTTCTGTACGTTGTTACCGGAGAACGCAAACCGACGGCTGCTGGCAGCATCAGTGCCCAGGCAGCAGAGTTTCTAGAGGTGTACCAGCGCATTGACGAGCAAGATCGCAACGTGCTGTTACGCATGGCATCGGCCTTTGCGAAGGCTGCAAGTGTGGTGTGAGAAAGGATAACGACTGACCTAGTGAATCACTGTCAGGTGAGCGGAAGAAACACGCCGGCCACGATGGCCGGCTTTTTCATGGAAATAGAAAGGAGCGGTATGAATGGCCTTGAAGCCCTGTAAGTCCTGCAAACACAAAATTGATGTCACCGCGAAAGTTTGCCCGAGCTGTGGTGTTGCTGATCCGGGGATCACTTTCCTCGGACGGGTTGCCGGGTTTGTCTTTCTGGTAGTCATCATCGGTGCGACAGTTTCGATGTGTTCAGGTGGTAGCAAAGATAAGCCCGTCGAGAAGGTCACGCAGAGTGTTGCGCCGAAATCCTATTCGATCACGAAGGACGATTTTCAAGAGGGGCGCCCTCGTAAGGTCGAGGTTCTGCTGCCAAAACGTCTGAGCGATGCGGAGCTGGCTGAAGTTGCTAAAGCGATCCGCGCGGACACAAAATTTAAGGCCAAGGCGACTTTCATCGGCTTCAGAGTCGAGGGACAGAGCGACAAGGCTTACTGGGCTAACGCCAGTTTTGATCCGGATTACAAGAGCTTCCTCGTCGGCCTCAGTGCAACGGACTATCAGACCTTGAAGGCTCTGGATTTGGGCGGGTATCCAGACAAGGTCGGCAGCTGGTTACGCGACGGTGCTCTTGGTCATGTGATGGTGCTGTACAAGCGGAACGGCAAATACGCGATCGATTCGATTTTTCCAAGTGGCGGAAAAAACACAAACAGCTATCAGGCAAAGAAGCTTCCTGACGGTGGGCTGCGCCTGGATGAACCTGGAAACAGTTTCGGTGAGTACTACGTTGTTGACGCCAAGGGGAACCTGCAAGGGTGGGGAGAAAACGGCGTGTACATGACGTTGCCGCCGACACTGTAAAAGCTGGCGCAACTGCTACTTACATTTCCAACGTGGTGCGTGGCTCGGGGAATGACCATCTCGGTGGCGACACCCATTCAGTCCTGCCCTAAGTGATTTGGTGGGGCTGGTGGCACAGAAAAACGTGCTGAGAATGGGTGACTCCCGGGCGGTTCAGGTGGTGCGAAACCACCGCGCTCTTCACAAGGAAATGGAGTACGCCATGATGGAAAACCTTACCCCTTTGGAGCACCTTTTTTTGCAGCTTCTTGCAAAGCTTGATGATCAACAGCGTCAGGATGTGCTGAGGATCATGGAGGTGCTTGTGCAGTCATTGAAGTAAGGCTTTGTGAGCTGGGCCTTGGCGAGTCGCTGAGGCCTCTTGTGATGAAGTTATGGAGCGAAATTGTCAGTTTCTTTGCCGTACTGGTTGCATCAGTTATAGCCGAAATTAAGTGGAGTGTTTTTCAGGTGTTTTGTTATATGTTGAATCTTAGTGAGGTGAGTTTGTGGATGATGAACTGAAACATCAGCCTTTGTTTAGGACTATTTGGTTCTGGCTGGCAATCTTGGTGCCTATTTTTATAGCGTTATGTCTAGGGGGTAGTATCTGGGCAAGCTCCAATATTGGAAAGTGGTGCTTTGAATCTGGTTGTGTGAATTATTTTGTTGAAGTGTTCAAGGTTCCAATTACGATAGCCGGGTTGTCGTTGCCCCTTGTTGCTATGGTGGCCGCAGTGCAAAGATCAAAAGAAGCCTATATACAAATCAGGCATGGCCAAAAGCAATACAGTGAGGCCGTTAGTAATAATCGGGTGGGGAATTATCTTAAACATCGTGAAGGTTTTTATAAGCTCATAGAGAATTTTTGTGAGATTGAGGCCGTAAGCTCGGGTGAGCGTAAGGTGTATATAGATACGGGATTTCTTTATATGCGGCTGTTTCCAAATAACAGTTTTGAGCTTCTTGAGTTTGTTCAAGGTACAGCGCCATTTTGGAAGCGCCTAGATGGGAGTTTTTCCAAGATGGAGACTTTTGTAAGTGATGCTGAAAAGAATGGAGGTGATTTGGATTTGAAAGGATTTATAACTGAACTCCAAACTGCCTTGAATGTTTTTACAGTTCGAATTGTTCCATTCGTAACCTGTAAACTTGGTGAGGAGGGTGAAGAAAGTAGCTGTATTTTGCTGGGGGAAAGGGCTAGAGATATTGCTAATACTGCGACGTTTGCCCTAAGGTTGCTTATTGCGGTAAAGATTTATGCAGGGATAAAGGTAAGTCTGAGTGCACATAGGATTTTATATGATGCTGAGTTCAAGACTATGTTGGAAGAGTTAGAGGATGAAATTGAGTTCGTGAAATGAATATCGTATTGCTAAAAAACCGGCTTAAGCCGGTTTTTTTATTTTAAATAAAATTCTCTCAGTGCTAAGGTTGACATTAGTGATTCTTCGCTTCCATATAGTGAAAATAGATTTAAATTGAACTGGTCTAGTTTTGCTAGGATGCTAAGTTTCTCTTTTTTTGGTAGAGTTATTTTATACATCCTGTCGTGGCTTTTTGGGCTGTTGTATTCGTCGTGAGGGTGCGTAAAGTAGTGGTTTCTTCCGCGTTCTTTAGAGAAAGATAGGCAGAGAGTGTATTGGGCTTGTTGTATTGAGTGTCTTTTGTGAGTGTCAATATAGGGGCCGATGCTTTGAATGAACGGGCCGCCCTCAGCATAGCTTTTTGCGGAGCCTAGATATTCTTGATATACAAAAATAGCAATATTGCCTTCTGCGTCATTGGCGCACTCCGAATAAGCAAACAGAGCTGCAATGTATGGTGAACGTGTCCAGTCGAGCAAGGGCGATGGGAATCCGTGATGGCGTAAGTATACTAGGTATTCTAAAGATGGGAGTGGAGCATAGTAGCTGTGCTCTGAATCTCGAATGATAGATCCATCTTTTAGAATGGGATCCCATTTTTTTTCTGCATGTAGCTCTGCCTGAAGCTTTACGCGGTCTGCGCTGTATAGGTACTTGTCGAGCGATTTTGTATTAGGTGAGTATCTTTCTAGTGTGGTGAGCAGTGGCCAATCTGAATCTGCATGACCACGGAATAGTAGGTCTGAGTAGTGTTTTCGAGACTCGCCTTTGCTTTTTTGTTGTTCGGCACGTAAATCTTCCACCCATAACTCGAATTCGCTAAATCTGCTAAATGATAGGTTTTCCATTTCTTACACTGTTCCCGATTCTTGGACAGTCGCTATTATCTTCATGTGTTAAATTTTTTCCAGTCTTCGCCACTCTCGATCCACCGCTCGTTTTGCCGTTTTCTCTGTAGCATATAACCACCGCAAACGCCGCGGTCTGCCCTGGTCCCCAGCCGTGACCCTCTTCTCCTTCCCGGTCTTCTTGTCGCGGTAGTACGCAATGATCCCCGTGAAATCCCCTTTGTTCTCTTCTGCCAGGTCTTCCACCGTGTCCTCCGGCAGCTTGCTCTCAAGTTCCAGGCTGACGGTGTAGCCGTTGTCCGCGCTGAGGGTGTGCTGCACGTTGCCCCCGTACCAGATGATTTCGTCGATCTCCGGCTTCACGCCGACGAGCGTGTAGGTCAGCTCCGGAATCAGGTCCGGCCGGCCCATGGCCAGGGTGTAACTGAGCGTCGCGCTGCCGCGTTGCAGCCGGTTGAACTCGGCACGGGCGGCGCGCAGGGCGGACTGGCGGTCGCTGAAGGTGTGGCGCAGATCCTTGAGGTTTTCCCCGCCGCCGGCGATGGCTTCCTGTTTCTTGGCGCTGTTCACGTCGTAGAAGTAGGCGCGCACGCCGTCGTAGCTGTCGCGGTCGGCTTGCAGGTAGCGGTGCTGGTCGCCGTCGGCGCGGACCAGGGTGATGTGGGGCAGCTCGGCGCCGGTGGCGGTCTTGCCGCCGCCGGCCGGCAGGCACAGCAGGCAGCCGGCCTTGACGGTGACCACGGCGTCGAACTCCTCGCCGATCCGGCTGATCAGGTTGGCGTCGGATTCGTTGGCCTGGTCGAGCTGCAGGATGGGCAGCCCGTCGAGGGCGCCGGCAATGGTGGCGGTGAGGCCGTTGCCCAGGGCGATGTCGCCCAGCACGTCGCCCAGCGTGCTGTTGCTCCAGCTGCGTTCGCGCTTGGTCTTCAGGCCCTTGCGCAGGTCCGCGGAGCGGGCGCGGATGCTCAGCACATCAGGGGCACCGGAGTGTTCGGTCTCGTCGACGGTGTAGGTGCCCTTGTCGACCAGCCCCGTGTCGCTCCAGCCCAGCCACAACCGGACCTCGGCGCCCTTGGGCGGGATGGCCAGTAGGCCGTCATGGTCGCTGAGGGTCAGGCTGAGCTGGTCAGCCTCGATGCCTCGGTTGTCGGTCAGGTCCAGGCTGATCAGGCGCGGGCTGATTAGCTGCGCGATGTCGTTGCCGTCCACGGAGATGCGGAAGACAGGCACCGGGTAGGCGGCCTCGCGCTTGTAGCGTTCGACGGTCTTGTCCAGGAAACCGGTGACGCGGGAGAGGGCGGCGTCCATCACAGCAGCGCCCTCATGACGTTCACGCCGGCGCTCGTCGCGGCGCCGATCAGGTCGATGCGGTCGTCATCGATGCGCTTGAGGTTGACCGTGAACTCAATGCGCCGGGGCGTGCCGTCGCGGAAGAAGATCGTCTTGTTTTCGCTCAGGCTCTCGATGACCCACAGGCCGTAGATGCGGCCGCTGCCCTCGACCATCGGCCAGGCCTTGCCGGTGTTGGCCATCAGGCGCAAGGCGTCGAGGCTCAGGGCACTGCCGGCAAGCTCCGGCAGGATGACGCCGGGCAGGGTGATGGCGTCCTCGCCCCGGCCGACGAACTGCCGGGCCGGCGCGGCACCGACGCGGTTGCTGCTCGCGTGGCGCCAGTCGGTCTGGCGTTGCAGTTCCTGGTAGGCGGCAGTGGAGAGGCTGAAAACGAACATGCCCAAGGCAAGCATCATGGGGAATCACTCCAGGTCGGACAGTTTGCTGCGCTGGCGGGCGCTCTTCTCGCTGGCGACGCGGGCCAGCTCTGCACGCACGGCACGGGCGACGGCGCGTTCGTCCATGCCCGCCGTGGCGTGGATGTTGATTTGGTAGGTGTCGTGGCTGTCGTAGGTCGCGGCCGGGGTCGGGCTGATCGGTGCGCGGTTGTCGATCGACACCGTGGACGACGCGGCCGCGCCGGCAGGCATCGACGGCAGGCCCAGGGCGCCCAACGATCCGGCGACGGCGCCCAGGGCGCGCTGGCCAGCGGAGACGACTTGCTGGCCCATGTCGGTGATGGCGCCGAGCGGGCCGTCTTGGCCGCCTTGCAGGCCTTGGGTCAGCCCGGCCATGGTGAAGCCGCCCAGCGCCGTGAACACGCGGGACGGGCTGTGGATGTCGAGCTTTTCCTTGAACATGTTGATGGCCGAGTCCGCCATCGAACTGACGGCGTTCTTGATCTGGCCCAGCCCGGCCATCAGGCCGTTAACCAGACCGTTGACGATCATGTTGCCAAACTCGGTGAAGCGGCTGGGCAGGTCCACGCCGAGGTAGCTCAGCACGCCGGCGAAGGCCTGGTAGATCAGCCCGATGGGGCTGAAGTTGGCGAGCGTGGTGAGAATGCCGCCTATGCCGCCGCTGAACCCCGTTTTGATCTCGACCCAGGCGTTGGCGAAATAGAGCTTCACCGCGTCCCAGTTTGTGTAGATCAGGTAGGCGGCGCCGGCCAGCGCCGCCACCACGGCGCCGATGGCCAGGGCGACCGGGTTGGTGGCAAGGCCCCACAGCGCAATGCTGACGGTGCGCAGGGCCGTCAGCAGCACGCCGCTCAGGGTGCTGGCCAGCTTCGTCAGCAGGGGGAACAGCTTCTGGACGATGCGGAACATGCCGCCGCCCTGCATGCCGAACATCGCCATGCCGTAACGCACCACCGCGAAAGGCCCCAGCAGGCCGGCCAGCCCGATGGCCAACCCGCCGAACGCGAAGGACAGGCCCGCCACCAGCGCCACGATCTTGACCAGGCCGCCGGCCAGTTCCGGGTTCGCCCGTGCCCAGGCGCCCACCTTGTTGGCGACCTCGCCCAGGGTATTGATCAAGTCCTTCAGCTCGGGCGCCACGGCGGCGCCGAACTCGGCCATGGCGTTGGTGAAGCTGCCTTCGGCGGCTTCCATGACGTTGGTCAGGGTGCCCAGCTGCTCGTTCACACGCGTGCGCAGGTCGGCCTGGCTCTGGAGCTTCTGCTGCACCTCTTTGTAGCCCGCCAACCCCTTGTTCATCATGGTGTTGAGGGTGGTCATGGTCTCCGAGTCGTCGCCGAACAGGTCCTTGATGGTCTCGGTGCGGTCTTCGTCGTTCAGGCCCTTGAGCTTTTCGACCTGGGCGAACAGGTTCTCAAGGCCGGCGAAGTTGCCTTCCTTGTTGGTGAAGCTGAACTGGATTTTCTGGCCCTTCAGCTGGCGGATCTTGTTGACGTCATCGACCTTGTCCTTGTTGAGGCCTGCCTGAAAGATCTTGCGGAAGGCGTTGCCGGCGGCGCCGCCTTCCATGCCGGCCTGGTCCATCATGATCAGCAGGGGAGCCAGCTCGTTCGCCGCCTCGATCCCGGACTTCTTGATGGTGTCCATGACCGGCGCGATCTTGCTGAAGCCCTGCAGCATGTTGGTCGAATCGACGCCCGAGTAGAAACCGCGCTGGATGGTGTCCATCAGCGCCATCATGTCCTTCTCGGTGGTGCGCGTGGCGTCCTGCATCTTGGCCGCGAACTCGGCGGCTTCGGCCACGGGCATCTTCAGCTGCACGCCCAGGTACGCCGCCGCCTCGCCGGTGCCGCCGAGGATGCTTTGCGCGCTGAGGCCTTGGCGCCGCAGCATGGTCATCATTTCCTGGAAGTCGGCTGTGGTGCCGGGCAGCCGGTCGCCGAGGCGGGTAGCCAGGTCGGTGATCCTCTGGAAGTCTTCCGCTACCTTGCCGGTGCCGTCCATCATCGACACCTTCAGTTGTGTTGCCGAATCCTCATTGGGCGCAAACGCCTCGACGGTCTGCTTGAGCGGGCGGCTGATGGCGAAGCCCGTGCCCATGCCTGCGGCACCACTGACGGCCATGTCGCTGGCGAGGCTCTGGGCTTTCTCCAGCCGTTTGCGTTCGATGGCGACCCGTTTCTGCTGAGCGTTGAGCGCCACCAACCGCTGGCCCTGTTCGCTGATGGTGGTGTTGGTCGCCGCGATCTGCTCGCGCAGTTGGCGTTCATGCGTGCCGAGGTCTTTGGTGCTGATCCCGGCGCCGTACAGCTTCGAACGCAAGGCCTGCAATTGCTCCGACTGCTGCTGGTGTTGTTCCTTCAGCCGCTGGGCCTCGCGCATCGCTGTGCGAAAGTCCTTGGCCATGGCCTTGGTGGGGGCGCCGGTCGCCGCAAACTGCTGGCTGAGCGCCTTGACCTTGTCGCGGGCGGCGGTGAGGGCGGTTTCGGTTTGCTCGGCGGCGGCGCGCTGGACACGCCACGCGCCGACGTCCTTCTGTTGGGCGTTGAGTTCCTTGAGGCGGTCGCGGGCATCCTTGAGTGCGCGGGCAGCGCCGATGCTGCCCTTGTCGATGGCCTTCAGGGGGCCGCTCGCCCGGTCGATGGCGTTGAGCAGCACCTGAAGTTTCAAATCATTGGCCATCGGTGGAACTCCGCACCCTGGCGCGTTCGCGCCATTCCATCAGTTCTTGCAGCCCCAGCCGGTTCATGTCAGCCGGTGCCCAGTGAAAGACCACGGCCAGGTCGGCCATGGCGTCCTCTACGCAACGAGGGAGGCGTCCGTCCTCACCGACTTCTGCAACAAAAAATGGGCGACCTTGTTGCCGCAGGCGAGCAGGTCGGCCGGATCCATGCCGGCGGCTTCGGGCGCGGTGATGCTCGGCGAGCTGATGCGCGGCAGCACCTTGAGCAGGGCCGCGACGTCGAGGTTCAGCAAGTCCACCAGGTGCACGCCGCGCAGTTCACCGGACTGCGGTTTGCGCAGGGTCAGGCTGTCGATCTGGGATTTGCCGCGCAGGATCGGGGTGTCGAGGATGACGGTGTTGTCGTCGGCCGTTGGCAGGGCTTCGGTGGTGTCTTCGGGTTTCATGGGACGCTCCAGCGTTCAGGGTTGAGGGGGAGAAGGGGTCAGAGGCCAAGGGCAGAACGCTGCTTTTCCAGCATGTCCACGCCGTTGACCTTCTCGATGAAGTTGAGCAGGTCGATTTCGATGATCTCTTCGTTGTCCACGATCAGCTTGTAGTAGCTGCACGTCGTGGTGATGCTGTGTTCGGTGTCTTCGCCGGGCTGGGCTTCGCCCATCTCGATGGTTTCGTGGCGGCCGCGCACGATGATTTCCACGGCGCTGACTTCGCCGGTGTCGTCCTGTTGGAACGCCCCGGCGAAACGCAGCTGCACGCCTGACGCGTTGACGGTGCCGAACTGCTTGAGGGCGATCAGATCCAGCCCGCCGGTCTTCCACTCGAACTGGATGCCGTCGTCGGAAAAGCCGAGATCGGCCTTGACGGGGCCGTTCATGCCGCCGCCGCGAAAGGCCTCCATCTTGCGGCCGAGCGGGGGCGGGGTGACGCTCTTGGCAACGCCCTGGTAGCTGTTGCCGTCGTTGAACAACATGAGGTTTTTGAGTTTGCGAGGCATGGCCATGGCATGGGTCTCCGGGGTACGGGCACGGGACGGCTCCCCTCACGGGGAACCCCGGCTCAGGCGTTCACTTTGCTGGCGAACTGGATCAGGTAACGGTCGGTGATGCGCTGACGCAGGGTCAGGTCTTCCAGCGGTGGCACGGGGGTGTAGTCGTAGTCCAGGTACAGCTTGCCGGCCTTGAGGGTGTCCTTGTCGTTGACCTCCTCCGGATACCAGCAGTCGCCGCCGATCAGGTAGCCGCTGCCGACCAGCTCGCGGAACTTGGCCTTGATGCTCTCGATCATGTCGCGGACCAGGGACGGGTGCATGGGCTTGTCCACGGCCCACATTTGGGCCTCGGCCATGGTGTCGGCGAGGATCTGCGCGGTTCGGGTGTAGTTCTCAAAGGCGAACAGCGGGTCGTCGCTGCACGTGCGGCTGCCCCAGAAGCGGAAGCCGCCCTCGTTGATCAGCGTGGTGACCTCGTTGCTGTTGAGGTAGTTGGCATCGGTGGCCGGGTTTTGCAGATCCCAGAACACGTCGGCGCTGATTCCGGTGACGCCGTTGACGGCGACATTGGACAGGGTCTTGTGCCAGCCCGTTTCCTGGTCGATCTTGGCGCGCAGGCCGAGGGCGCGGGCCACCGCCGAGGCCTTCACGGTGGCGCTGGTGACGGTGTCCCAGTTCTGGAAGTCCGGCCAAATGACCATCGTCTCCCGGGCGCCGAAGTTTTCGCGGTAGGCGACGGCCTCTTCCTTGGTCTTGCAGTCCCAGGCACTGACGTAGCAGAAGGCGCGTAGCTGCTGCGCGATGCCGGTCAGCGCGGTGGCCACCGGTTGGCTGTCGAGGCCTGGCACGCCGAGGATGCGCGGCACCATGCCGACCTTGGCCTTGGCCGCGAGCAGGGCTTTCATGCCGGTGTACTTGCCGTCGGCCGTGGTGGTGCCGATCAGGGCGCTGTGGGTCTCGGCCTCGGTGGCGCCTTCCTTCACGCGCACCACGATGGTGTAGGGGCGGGTCTGGTCGGCGATGGCTTGGAGGCTGCTGGCCAGGGTGCCCTTGATGCCAGCCTTGCCGATAGCGGTCTGCACGTTGGTGAGCAGTACCGGGGTGTCGAGCGGGAAGGTGCTGGCGTCGGCGTCGTCCGCCGTGCAGACCATGCCGATGACAGCGGTGGGGATGGTGCGAATGGGGCGGGTGCCGTCGTTGAGTTCGAGCACCCGCACGCCATGAAGGTAATCGGCCATGGTTTTGCCTGCGCGGTAATGGAATGACAGTGCACAGGCTGCCGCGCGCGCGCCGGTTGGGCGAGCAAAGGGAGTTGTAGGGCAGGGGCCGACAACTCCCGGTGGGGGTCAGGACTCGACGTTCGGCAGGGGTGGGGCCGGCCAACCCTCGGTGAGCATCTCGTCGCGGTATTCGCCCGTCTCGATCAGGCGCAGCAACGCCAGCTCGCGGTCGAAGCAGGCCTGTACGTGGGCACGCACCGCCGTGGCAATCGCGACGATTTCCGCCGAGCCGATCTCGACGAAGCCGGTTGCCGTCTTGAAGTTGCAGCGGTATTCCGGGTCGTAGATGGCGGCCAGTCCGGTGCTGGCGATCAGCGCCTGGCTGTCGCGGGTCGTTTCGATGGACAGCCCATCGACCAGGACGCCGGTCGCCTCGCGTCTGAACCGCTCGGCAGCGACCAAGGCGGCCAATTGCTCCGGCGTCATGACCGGTGCATCCGGCGGCGAGAACCGCCAGGCGCCGCCGGACTCTTCGGCCTGCCAGCCCACCAACGGGGCCGGCTCGATGCCGTCAATGCAAACGAAGACCATCGATGGGTGAAACATCTGGGTGATGTCACCGTCCGTCTCGACCAGCTCAAACACCTCGCCGGCGCTCACTCGTACGTAAATACTCATGTCCATTCCTCGATCTCAATCCAACCGTCTCCGCCGTCGCCGCCCTTCAGGTTGGACGGCCAGGAAGGCTGTGCCACTGCGCCGCCGCCACCTGCTCCCGGCACACCGGCGGGAGTGCCGGCACCGCTCTGCGAGATGGAGTTCCCGCCGGCACCCCATCGGCTCGTGCCGCCCTCGCCAGACACGACATAACCCACTGCGGGGCCGATCAGGCCGCCGCCGCTCTGGCCCTGGCCATTCGAGAATGAGCCGCCGGTCGCGATCTCGGAGTTCGGCGTTCGCCCCAGGTACGACGGCGGCGTGACGTTCGCCACCAATCCGCCGCCATAGCCGCCGGGGGCCGTGGCAAATGCCCCGAACGACGTGGCGCCGCCGTTGCCGCCCTTGGCCGCCAGGACGCCCAGGCCACCCTTGCCGATGGTCACCAGGACGCCGTCGAAACCGCTGGTGATCCAGGTATCGAAGAACGCACCGGCGCTTCCGCCGCAGCCGCCGGAAATCTGTCCAGCGCCTGTCGAGTACGCCCCGCCGCCGGCGCCGCCCGCTCCCTCGCCCCGCACCCGGATCTTCTTCGTTCCCGGCGTCATGGTGTAGACCTGCGTGGCTCTGATTCGCCGAACCCCCAACAAGCGGTTGGAAGCCGTGGCGGCCAGAGCGTTGTTGATCATCGTGTCAACTTCGGCCTTGGTGTAGGCGTTCGTGATCCCCATCCCGGACAGCGTGTTCGGGTTAGACCCGGAAACGAACACGCCTCGATCATTGACCACGACCTTGGTGTAGGTGCCCGCTTCCTTGTTCGCCGGCAGCAGCCCGTCGAACTTGTCGTCCACGTACCCACGGGTAGCCAGCACCACCGACGGGTCGATCTTCAGCTGAATATTCGACGTGCCGCTGGTGATGATGTGCATGCGCACCACCTGATTGCGGCCGGAGCCCTGGGCCAGCAGCGGCTTGTAGCTCGGCGCCACGTTGGCCACGGCCGAGAACACCCCGTCCTTGTCCTCAAGGGCCAGCTCGCGGATCCACCAGCCGCCAACGTCCGGCGGCAACACCAGCTCAGCAATCAGCACATTGGCGTCTGTGGGGGACACCCGCAGCTGATTGAGCTGGGCCCGGTAGACCTGGTTGACCAGCTTGGTTTGCGATTCGCTCGGCACCGGGTCGGCGCCGCCGCCATCGCCGATCAGCATGTAGCGCGGCTCCCAAGGGATCCCCAGGGCATCGCAGTTGGTTTTCTTGGCGGCGCCCAACGTCGTCAGCATGCCGCCGAAAATAGAGTTTTTATCAACCATGGGGGTACACGTCCAATTCGTCTAGGGTGTATTCGCTGACGCCGTGGTTCCCCTGGACCGTGACGTCGATGTCAGGGTTGTTCCAGGGGTAAACGTCGATTTCGTCGCCGTCGTAAACGGCGCAGCCCACAAAGGCGTCGAGTCGGGTTTCCAACACGATGTCGAGGCCGGTCAGGTGCCGGGTGAGGGGTTTGGCGTCGTCGATCAGCCATACCAGCTCTTGGTACATGGCTTCGGTGATGCCGGTGTCGAGTACACCGATCCGCAGTGAAAAAGTGCCGGGGGTGCCTGCGGGCAGGGACTGCCACCACTCTGCGACCTCGATCAGGTAGCCCAGTGGCTCCACTACCCGGCGCAATGCGCCGATGGTGCCCTTGTGCGAATGGACGTAGTAGGCGGCACGGCAAGCGGCGCGCTTGGCCGCTTCCGACCACTTGCTGTCCCAGCGATCCACGGAGAACGCCCAGGCCAGGTAGGGCAGCAGCGGCAGCGGGCACCGGTCCGGGCTGTACAGCGTGCGCAGCGGAATGGGCACCCGCTGGATCTGTGCCAGCGCTTGCGCGGCTTGGCGCTCCAGCGGCGTCGAGTTGCCGGGCAGCAGGGGCTGGTAGGTCATCACTCAACCCCCAGCGCCAGTTCGACGGCTGTGCAGTACGGCGCCTGGTAGGGGGTGGCGACGATGTCTTCCCAGCCCTCCAGCACCACCTTGCGTACGCCCTCAACGTGCAGCGCGGCGTGCACGATGGATTCGGAGACCTCCAGCCCCAGGCGGCGGCGCTGGTGGACGAACTGCAGCAGCCTCGCTTCGGCGGCGGCGAGGATCAGCTCGGTTTCCGGCCCGTTGGTGAGCGGGTAAATCTTGGCCTTGATCGGGTAGGGGATGATCTGCGCGCCCTGGACCGTGAGGCGATCCGCGACCGGCCGGCGGTCGTCGTCGCTCAGGTAGGCCGCGACCTTGTCCAGCAGGGCCTGCGATGCGGTGCCGTCGCCCAGCACCGATTGCACCGTCACCGCGGCTTCGGCCGGTGCCGGGCTTTCGGCGGTGGCGTCGGCCACCTGACCGTCGGCGGAACGGGCATGGAAGATGTAGCTGTTGCGCGGGCCGGCCGTGCTGAGGCCTTCCCAGGCCATTTGCGCACGTTCGCGCAGGCTGTCGTCGTCTTCCATCAGCTTGGGGAGGGGCGGCACGGCCGACGGGTTGGCGGCCTGCACCAGCAGCCGCTTGACGTTGAAGTTGGCGGCGAGCTGTTCCAGGTCGGTGCCCTTGGCCAGCGCCAGCATGTTGGCGACGGAGGCCTCATTGACCCGTTGGCGCCACACCGTTTCGCGGTAGGCGTTTTCCTCCAGCAGCTTGGTCAGCGGCTCGGACTCCATGCTGAGGCGGGCGGCGATCTCGGCTTGTTGCTCGGCCGGCCAGAGGCTGACGGCGTAGGCCTTGCGCTCGGCGAGGATCTGCTCGTAGTCGATTTGCTCGACGACCTGCGGCGCCGGCAGCTGGCCGAGGTCGATGGCGACGAAGGTGTTCATGCGCTGCCCCCCAGTTGCAGGGGCACGCTCAGGCTCAGCGGCTGGTTGCTGTCTACCAGGGTGCCGTCGAGTTCCAGGGAGGCCTGGCCTTGCAGGTTCGCGCCGACAAACCGCACGCGGCTGAGGCTGATGCGGGTTTCCCAGCGCATCAAGGCCATGACGGTAGCGGCCAGCACCTGCAAGCGGGTGAATTCGTTGAACGGCTGATCCACCAGGTCGGGCAACAGGCTGCCGTATTCGCGGCGCATGACACGGGTGCCGATGCGGGTGGTCAGGATGTCGGCGATGGACTGGGCGATGTGTTCGACCAGGCCGAGGGCCGCGCCGGTTTCTCGGTTCATTCCGGTTTCCCCGTTTTCGCGCCGCCGGCCATGACGCCGCCGTGGTGGTGGTTGACCAGGCTGATGCCGGCGGCGACCACGTCATCGGACACCGTCACCTTGCCCGTGACGGTCTGATTGCCGGTTTGGGTGTAGTCGCCTTCGTGGGTGATCGGGCCGACGATGCGGAGGCCGCGGGTGCTGATCAGTTGAGTGGTGCCGCCCTCGGCCAGCATGGCGTTCAGGTGGTGCGCGACGCTGTCGTACTCGATGACCGTCCCGTCGCGGTAGGTGATGCGGTGCAGGCCTTCGCGGTCGCCATTTGCCGCGTGATGGTCGCTGAACAGGCCGGTCAGGACGAAGCCGTTGCCGAGCTGGCCGGAGGGGCTGAACAGGATGACCTGTTCGTCAACGGTGGGTGGATTCCACTCGCGGTCGTCGCCGGCCCGTGGGGTGATCCAGGGCAGCCAGCCGGTGGTCAGTGTGCCGGTTTTAACCTGGACGCGGGGAGGCTTCATCTGGACGGCAGCGATGGTGCCGAGGCGGATGAGGTTTTCGAGCAGGCGGGCGAGGGTGGCTAGGTCGTTCATGGCGCCGATGATGTTGCGCGCATGTGTATGGGGAAACAGTTATAGGTTGTATAGCCCCAAGCTACATGATTTTTTTTCGTCTCCCTAGGAGATGAATATCGACTATAACTAGCTTGCTTGATTCACAACTGTCGGGGAAGGTCACGTGGTTATCAAATATGAAAATCGATTAATTGCGTTTTTGGATGTTCTAGGGTTTTCTGCACAATTGGAAGCTGGGGATATAGATGGTTTGCATGAGAAGTATGCGTCGTATATCGATCAGGCAAAGAATGCGACATTTTTTGGTGCTCAAGGCGATGCTCAAGGAAGAAAGAATTTCGATTTTTCTCAGTTTCTATTTGATTCCATTGTTCTAGTGTCGTGTCCGGTAGATGATGTTTTTAATGTTAATAACTTTGTGGCGGCGGTTTCGCTTCTGCTAGAACTGGGATTTAAAAATAGACTGCCCTTAAGAGGTGCGATCAGCTTAGGTGATTTTCTGTATGACTCAGAGAGAAACATTTTCCTGAGCGAGCGATTTCCTGAACTCGCAAAATTTGAGCTGAAACAGGAGTGGGCGGGTTGTTCGATCCTGGAGCATGCAGAACAACTCATACTCGATTGTGTGTTCATGGAAGGTGTGACGCTGGTTGACAATGTAACTAGAGAGCAACCTGTCCACCGATACCCTGTGCCGCTCAAAGGCGGGGCCGTTGTTAACTATCTGGTGCTGAACTATATGTTCTTTCTTTCGGAGTCGGAAATCCTGAATGGTATCGATTTTCTTATTAAGAGGAAGAAAGATGAGGTTGTTAAATATTTTGAGTTCTTGATAGGTCTTCCTGTAAAACTGCAAGTTTTAACTCCCGATTTTCATCCGGCGAAGTACGCTTATGCAATGATGACTAGAAGCGGGGTTCGTTTTAAGTTTACGGATGAAAATCATGAGCCTTGTTCTCCGAATTTAGATTCCGTCCAGATCGTAGCGAAAGGTCGTTGGAAGTAGTCATTTCCCTTAAATGACTAGGTGATCTAGTAGCAGGTCGCGAACGAGCTCTAGATCGCTATTACTAAAACCCAGCAGTTCACGTTGTGCATACGTGACACTTGGTGCACCACGTTCGGCTCTATCCCTTAAGCCGTACTGGTGCACCTTTGCTATGCGGACAATTCGCCCTGTGAAACCAACGCTGATTGCGTTCCCGTCTCCTTGCACCTTCAGAAAGCTGGCCGTCCGCAGCTTCTGAAACATCTTCACCTTCCGCTTAACTCGGCCCTGCTTCCCCCGCAGGTTACGTTGTTTGCGCGGCGCGTACGCGCTGCCATCCGGATTCCGCTGGGCGATGATCCTTTGCTGCTGGCTGCGGCGCAGCGCCTGTCCGATGCTGCGCGCCAGCCTGTTCCGTGATGTCGGCTCAAGCTGCCCGAGCAATCCCGCGGCCCAGTCCTCCAGCGCCTCCAGTCGGTCGGTCATTCCGGCAACACCCACTCGCTGCCGGTGCCCTGGGCGCCGGGGATCCAGTTCGGGGAAAGGAACTCGGCCGCCCGTTGGGGCTCGCCGGGATGGTGGACGGTGGTGTTGCCCTGGTCGTCCTTGCCGACCACCACGCGTTCGGTGAGCGGCAGGGTGAGGCTCAAATCGACCTTGCTGTTGTCGAGGATGTCGGCCTCGAATTGGATGGCGTTTCCGCTCTTGCTCAGGTTCTCCAGCAGCTCGGACTGGTGAACGCTCAGCCAGCCGAGCAGCGGCAGCATGACGCTGTCGGGGTGGCCGGCGAAGTCGGTGAGGATGACCTGCAGGTCGAAGCTGTACTCGAACGAGAGGGTATGCGCGGCGGTGCAGCGGATCTTGCCGTTGTCGATGAAGATGAGCAGCCGGTCCGGGTTGTGCTTGAGTTCGGCCACGGTGGCCATCAGGTGTGCCTTCAGGCTATCGGGTTTGTTCATGGCTGGGCCTGGTGGTGTCGATAGACCATGTCCACCTGGCTGGCGCAGTCCGCCCACGCGGCCTCGACGCGGTCCTGGTCGGAAAGCTGGTCGCCGTTACTCTGTGGGCGCGTGGCTGGCAGGGTGCAGGGCACCACGGCCGGACAGCCACTGACGATAAGCGTCGGCGCCGGTGAGGGCGGGGCGCTCGCGCAGCCGGCGAGCAGCGTCAGGCAAAGACTGGGCAGCCCAGTCGCGTAGGTCGGCGTTCTCACGTTTCAAGGCCTCGATGGTGGACGCGCGCTTGGCCAGGCCTTCGCGCAGCTGGTTCTGTTGGGCGCGCAGGGCTGCTTGGGCGTTGCGTTCTTGCTGAAGGGTGTCGCGCAGTGCGTTGGCGGTGGCAAGGTTGCGCTCGGCCTGCTCGCGGGCGGTGGCCGTTTGCTGGGCAGCCAGCCGGGCGTCCCCTTCCGCCACTCGGATGCGCAGTTCCTGGCTCCAGACCACCAAAGCCACGACGGCGAGCAGCGCTAAGCCGACCAGGGCCTGCCGAAGACTGCTCACGCCCGATACCAACCGAGCTTGTTCATGGCGCCGACGTCCAGCTGCTGGAGCGGGCCGCGCACGATGATGACCTTACGGCAAGGGTCTAGGACTCGCAGCGCTTCGCCCAGACGCACCATGTCCTGTGGGTCGCTGCCTTCCGGCACCACCAGCAGGTCGCCGTCGTGTACGTTCAACCGCTGCACCGCGTCGAGGTCGATCATGCCGCTACCGCCTGACCGCAACCGCAGTCGTCGTGCCGCTCGTAGGCGCGCTGGAGCTTGATGTCGTACAGGTTCCGCTGGTAGTCCGGCCCGTTGTACAGCTTGGCGAACTCGGCCCATTTGCGGCCTTTCAGCGCCTTGTGCAACACCGGGTCGGTCTCGATGAAACGGACGAAGGCGTCGAACTGTTGGGACTCCCCCTTGCTCATGGCCGCGACGAAGTCCTGGACGCTGCTGTAGCCCAGGCGCTGCCAGTGAAAGCCCATGATCTGGAACGCGCCCCAAGATGCGGACTCCAGCGCGGCGGTGTCGTCGATCAGGCGGGCGGTGGCGAGGCGTTGGTGTTCGGCGCTGCCGCCGGCGTAGCCACCAGCTTTCGGGTTGACGATGGCCGGATTGTTCGCGGCCAGCTGATCGGCGTGGCGCTTGAGCGCGTCGGCATCGTCACCTTCGTGCCGCACCTTCGCCAACTGGCGGTACATGACATGTCGTTCGAAGAGAATCACCGGCTTGCCGTTGTCGAGGAAACCCGAGCCCTTGGACTCGACCTCGTTGACGGCGTAGACGCTGGCCAGGGGGACGCCGAGGCGTTCGGCGGCGCTGACCAGGTCGGCGTTCATCAGCAGGGCCTGGCAGCCGTTGCCTGCCAGCGCCGCCTGCGTCTTGCCGCCGGCGATGCCATCGGCGACCAGGCCGACCTTGAGCTGGTAGGCGCGTACCGCGGCTTCGGTGTCGTCACCGTAAACGCCATCGGCCTCCAGCCTGGCGCCGTGTTGGTTGAGGTTCTTTTGCAGGGTGCGCACCGCTTGCGAGCGGTCGCCGTGGCGAAGGGTGGTCATAGCTGATCTACCTTGCGGGTGAAGAACTTTTTGGCGGCCGCCCGGGTGCCCTCGACACCGAGCAGGCCGATGACACCGCCGAAGAACGGCGCGGTCGAGGCTGGTATCCCCAGCAGCGAAAGCCCGTGGCTGACGGCGAGGGCCAGCGCGCCGCAGAGTGGCGCCTCGACCATCATTCGGCGCACGGTGCCGCCGCCGTAGATGACCCGCAGGCCGGCAATGACAAGGCCCAGCAGGCCGGCATAGAGGGCGGGCCAGTTTTGTTCGAGCCAGGCGGCGAACCAGGCCCAGGTATCAGGACGGTCAGGCATGCGTTTCATTCCATGATCCAAGGTGGGTGGGTTCAAGGGCACGGTGCGGGCGGTTCAGTCCCATAGGTTCACCATCTGCCGTTGGGGGGCTGCGGCCTGGGCTTCTGGCATCTGCACCGCCAGCCCTTGCGGCAGGGTCGGGCCGTGGTCGGCCAGGCCGGGGTTGGCCTCAAGCACCGCCTCGGTGACGCCGGCGGTACGGCCGTAGTGGCGCCAGCACAGGGCATCGACGGTCTCGTTCTGCCGGGCGCGGACGGTGACGGCCATCAGATCAGTTCCACGGTGGTGCGCCGGACGCCGAGGAAGTCACGCACGGCCCACCGCTGGTCGCGGCGTAGCTCGTCGATGCTCGGGGTCAGGTCGTCGGCGTGCTGGTTGCCGCTGTTGGTGCTGTCGTAGGAGCGGTAGCGTTCGCAGATCTCGGCGCCGGTCGCGGCGTAGATCGCCCGCAGGTAGAGGTGGACGTATTCCGACACGTCTTTGATGCGTTCGGCGGGGACCTCGGTCAGGGTGGCGTAGCCGTCGGCCTGCCGCAGGCTGCGCCATTCGGCCAGTTCACGGTTGATGCCGATGGCGGCGGCGATGGTCGCCGTCTCCAGACGGATCGGTGTGACACTGGCGTCGAGGCGCAGGGTGCCGCGCACGTCGTCCAGGTCGATCGACGGCCAGAAGGGGTCGGTGTTGATGTGCCCGCCAGGGGGCACGGTCTCTTTGCCGCCCGCTACGAATCCGCTCATGTGACTGCACTCTGTGTCAGGTCGCCGGTGGTCGGGGCTTCACGTTCAGGAGGAGCGGCCTGGCCGATCCGCCCCGAGCCGGCGGGGTGCGTGGGGACGCTCGGTTTGCTGCCCTGGTTCAAGGGCCAGGGACAGCGAGTTTGTTGAGCAGGCGTTCGGCCCGCTCCAGATCCTTCTTGCCGCCGCAGGCGTCGTGCAGGTTGATGGCCTTTTTCAACTGGTCTACTCCCGCCTGCACTTCACCGGGCTGACCGGGGCAGTCGTCGGAGAGACCGGCCAGCGTTGCCCGGCCCATGGCCAGGTACAGCTTGGCGCGGGCCTGGTCCGGCATGTCCTCGGCGTCGGTCAGTTCGGCGGTGCGGTGCAGGATGGCCAAGTCGAACGGCTCGCCGACCTTCTGCGCCTTGAACGCGCCGGTCGCGACCTCTTCCGCGACCAGGCAGCCCAGCGTGCGGGCAAAGCGGTCGGGCATGACCATCTTGTGCCGCAGCACGTACTGGGCGATGTCGAGGCCGCCGGTGAAGTCCCCGGCGTCGAAGCGCCAGACCATGACGGTGGTCAGCACCTCGTCCTGCGCACCTTGGCCGGCCTCCAGCACGCCCTGCACGTAGGGAACGTACTCGGGCAGCAGCTGACGTTTGAGTTCGGCCTTGCCCTGGTTGGACTGCACCTGCTTGAGGCGCAGCCGGTCCTGGAGCAACTGGTTGAGCTGGTGTTCGTAGGCTGTGGCGCCGGCCATGGTCTGGGCGGGCTCGGCCGCAGCCGCCTCAGTGGCGGCGGTGACGCGCAGGAAGTGCTGTTTGGCGAGGCTGTTGGCCATGGCTTACGGCTCCAACTCGATGTTTTCGACCAGGCAGCCGAGGCCGTAGTCCTCGACGACGTAGGCGTCGTTGCTGGACTCGTAGTTCTCGATGCGGTTCTTTTCCGGTGCTTCCTTCACGTAGCGGCGACGCCCGCCGATCTGCCAGTAGATGGCGAGGTTGGCCAGCGAGGTGATCAGCGCCGCGCCGTCCGGCACATACGGCACTTCGACCGGCTGCTTACCGCCCATGCGCTTCTGCGACAGGATCATGTCGGTGGCCAGTTTCTCGGAGGCCGGCTGTTCCTTGTTGATCAGCGGGAAATACTTGTCGTGGACAAGGTTGCTGCCGAGGATGACCACGATGCCCGGATCCTTGCGGTGCCACGGGTCGATCAGGTTGGCGATGGCGTCGTACACCAGGGCGTCGAGGTTGTTGTAGTCGGCGTTCGCGCCGGTGCCGATGACGATCTTGCCGGCGGCCTTGCCCTCCTTGAGGACGCGGGCCGCCGCGTTGGTGCGGTACTGCTGGAGCCAGCCGATGTTGACGTCCTGCAACAGCGGGTTGTTCTGGCGGTCGGTGGTGGCCGCTGCACTGGTGCCGTTGAAGCCGACCATGATGCGGTCGAGCGCCTGGCGCTTGAGGATGGCGTCGCGCAGGCGGGCCTGGAAGTCCGGGAACTTCGCCCAGGCGTCAAGCTGGGCGTAGCGGATCGCGGTGTCGAAGTCGGTGTGTTCCGCCTTGTAGCCCTTCTTGTCCAGCGAGGACACGTCGCGGGGCTGGCGCACGCCGTTGCCGGTGGTGTCGGTGCGCCCGGCAATGGTGCTGCTGACGCCGAGGCCGACTTTTTCGCCTTGCAGTTCATCGACGCCGATGATGCCGATCTGGCCGAGGAATTCGCTGGATTCCTGCATGCGGGTTTCCAGGGTCTGCTGCACCGTCGGGTCAACGGCGAAGGTGGCGGCCGTCGAGGACACGCCGTTGAGGCGCGCCAGTTGGCTGAGGTAGGCGTTGAAAAGCTCGCGGGTGTCGTTGCGCATGAATGTCGTCCTTCGTTGATCGGGGCTGTGGGTGGCCGGCTGTCAGCAGTCGGTCATGACCTGTTTGTCGCCACCGGTGACCGGAGGGCGCGTCTTCTGGTTGTGGTCCTGGGTGGTGTTGAGCTTGGTTTTCAGTTCGCTGAAATCCTTGCTCAGTTGCTCCAGCTGGGTTTTCAGGCCGGCGGAGAATGACTTCTCGGCCGCCACCTGGTCGGGCAGGTCCTTGACGTGGTTGGCGACCGCCTCCACGGCCTGGCTGATCTGGGTGAAATCGGCATCGTCCTTGGCCTGTTTGCCGCTCAGCAGCGCCTGCACCTTGCTGAACAGCTGGGCGCCGAGGCTCGGCTTGTCTTCGACTTCCTCGAAGGTCAGCTCGGTTTCGATGGCCTCGGAGAACATGGAGGTCTCGGAGTAGTGGCGATCCTTGAACGGGTTGGCGTCAGGTTTCTGGGCTGAGAACGCCAGGACGTCGGTGCCCAGGCTCGCCGGCGAGTCGGTGACCGCCAGGCCGACGATGTAGGCTTCGCCGGTGTCGGCGAAGCTGTCGTCGATTTCGATGGAGGTGTAGATCTTCTGTTTTGCCTTGTTCATGGCGATCAGGTCGGGCGTGGGCTCGACTTGGGCGAACAGGGCCAGTTTCTTCTGGCCGCCGATCTCCACCTCTTCGGCTTTCACTGCCAGCACGTCGCCGTAGGCCTTGAAGGGGCTGTCCGGCAACAGGCTGCGGAAATGCTCCAGCCAGACGCGGGCGCCGTAGGTGGTCGGGTTGAAGTTCTTCGCGGCCTGTTCCAGCCAACTGCGTTTGATCGTGCGCTTGTCCGAAGTGGCGCCCTCGACGGCGACGCGGAACCAGTTGCTGCGGAATTTCTTCATGCCGGGAATCCTCATGGCGTGGGGCGCCTGCTGTCGGTCAGCAGTGCGTTGCGATGAGGGGCATGGTCGTGACGCGCGCGAGTTGCGGCAACGGGGCGGGACTGTAGGGCAGGGGGCTACAAGGGGCGGCGCTATTGAGTCGCGGGCGCGGGCGGCAGCATCGCGGCCATGACTACGACCGAACTGCTGCCCATCGATCCTCGCCGCCAATCCAAGTTCCTCTACTGGATGGGTTGGCGCATCTGCGAGATTGCCGAGGCTACGGGCGAAAAGGAAAAAACGCTACACAGCTGGAAGGCCCGCGACGAATGGGACCGGGCCGACACCGTCGAGCGCATCGGCGGCGCGTTGGAGGCGCGGTTGGTGCAGTTGATCCTCAAGGACAACAAGAGCGGTGGGGACTTCAAGGAAATTGACCTGCTGCACCGGCAGTTGGAGCGCCAGGCGCGGATCCAGCGCTTCCAGGGCGGCGGCACCGAAACCGACCTCAACCCGAACCTGGCCAAGCGCAACGAAGGCCCGAAGAAGAAGGCCCCGAAAAACGAGATCAGCGAAGACCAGGTCGAGCTGCTGCGCGAGGCGTTCATCGACGGCTGTTTCGACTACCAGAAGGACTGGTATCGGGCCGGCACCCAGCGCACCCGCGTCATCCTCAAGAGCCGGCAGATCGGCGCCACGTACTACTTCGCCCGCGAGGCGTTCATCGACGCCCTGGACACCGGGCGCAACCAGATTTTCCTGTCGGCCTCGAAGAACCAGGCTTACCTGTTCCGGGGCTACATTCAGGCGTTCTGCCGCGAGGTGATCGGCGTCGAGCTGACCGGCGACCCTATCGTGTTGCCCAACGGCGCCGAGCTGTTTTTCCTCGGCACCAACGCCCGTACCGCCCAGGGCTACCACGGCAATTTCTACTTCGACGAATTCTTCTGGACGTTCAAGTTCGAGGAACTGAACAAGGTCGCCTCGGGCATGGCGATGCACAAGAAGTGGCGCAAGACCTACTTCTCCACGCCGTCGAGCATGGCCCACGAGGCATACACCTTCTGGACGGGCGAGCGCTTCAACAAGGGCAAGCCCGCCGCGCAGCACATGAAGGTGGATACGTCCCACGGCGCACTCCAGCAGGGCCGGGCCTGTGAGGATCGGCTGTGGCGGCAGATCGTCACGATCCTGGACGCGGAGCGGGGCGGCTGTGACCTGTTCGACATTGAGGAACTGCGCCGGGAGTACAGCCCCGAGGCGTTCGCCAACCTGCTCATGTGCGAGTTTGTCGACGATGGGGCGAGCATCTTCCCGCTGTCCCTGTTGCAGTCGTGCATGGTGGACAGCTGGGTCGAGTGGGCCGAGGACTACAAGCCCTTCGCCATGCGCCCGTTCGGCGACCGCCAGGTGTGGATCGGCTATGACCCGGCCGAGACCGGCGACTGCTCGGGCCTGGTGGTGGTCGCGCCGCCACTGGTGCCGGGCGGCAAGTTCCGGATCCTGGAGCGCCACCAGTTCCGGGGCATGGACTTCGCCGCGCAGGCCGCGTTCATCAAGAGCGTCTGCGACCGCTACTGGGTGACCTACATCGGCATCGACGTCACGGGCCTGGGCAGCGGCGTGGCCCAGCTGGTGCGCCAGTTCTTTCCGGCGGTGACCACCTTCAGCTATTCGCCTGAGGTCAAGACCCGCCTGGTGCTCAAGGCCTACGACGTCATCCACAAGGGACGGCTCGAATTCGACGCCGGCTGGACCGACATGGCCCAGTCGCTGATGGCGATCCGCAAGACCGTCACCGCCGGCGGCCGCCAGTTCACCTACACCGCCGGCCGCAACGACAACACCGGCCACGCCGACCTGGCCTGGGCGCTCTTCCACGCACTGCACAACGAACCGCTTGAGGGGCAGACCGCTGCCAACACCGGGCGCATGGAGATTTATTGATGACTGAACAATTGGCTGACCAGACGTTGCCGGCGACCAGCGCTGGGACTCACGTTTTTTCCTTCGGCGAGCCGACGCCGGTGCTGGGCGGCCGGGAGGTGTTCGACTACCTGGAGTGCTGGTTCAACGGACGGTGGTATGAGCCGCCGCTGTCGCTGCACGGGCTGGCCCGCTCGGTGGGGGCGAGCGTGCACCTGCACTCGGGGCTGATGTTCAAGCGCAACCTGTTGAGCAAGACGTTCATCCCGCACCCGCTGCTGTCGCGGGCCGCCTTCGAGCAGTTCGCCCTGGACTTCCTCTGCCTGGGCAATGGCTACCTTGAGGGGCGACGGTCGCGGCTGGGCGGGCTTCGCAAACTGGAAGCGCCGCTGGCCAAGTACATGCGGGTCGGGCAGGAGGGGCAGTTCTATCAGGTGCGCGGCTGGAAGGACGAGCATGCGTTTGAACCGGACAGCGTCTTCCACCTGCGGGAGGCCGACCTGCACCAGGAGATTTACGGCCTACCGGAGTGGATCAGCGCCTTGCAGTCGGCGCTGCTGAACGAGTCGGCCACGTTGTTCCGGCGCAAGTATTACGAGAACGGGAGTCATGCCGGGTTCATCCTCTACATGACGGACGCGGCGCAGACGGAAACGGACATCGATGCGTTGCGCAAGGCCCTCAAGGAATCGAAGGGGCCCGGCAACTTCCGGAACTTGTTCGTCTACTCGCCGACCGGCAAGAAGGACGGGATCCAGCTGATCCCGGTGAGCGAGGTGGCGGCGAAAGACGAGTTCAACTCGATCAAGAACCAGACGCGGGACGACGTGCTGGCCAGCCTGCGGATCCCGCCCCAGCTGATGGGGATCGTGCCGCAGAATGCGGGTGGGTTTGGGTCGATCAAAGAGGCAGCACTAATCTATGTTGCCAATGAGCTGGAGCCGATCCAGACGCGTATGACGCAACTGAACGATTGGCTTGGTGAGGAAGTAATGATGTTTAAAGTTTATGAGGTAAATGGAGAGTGACGAATGTAGTAAAAATTAACTTTGAGTTTGAGTTTCTGGAAGCGAGGGGCTTAATCGGGTGGGAAGTTGCTGAGTTCGTTCGAGTTGGACTGGGACGCATTGTAGGCGTTTATGTCAAATAGGTTTACTGATTTTATTTCGCAGTGCGGAAACACAATTTCGAATTTGCTGGGATCTAAGTGGTCGAGCTCCTTTCCTTTGGTGCAAAGGTCATATAAGGATATATAGGAGGTCGTAAAGGTGATTTTGTAGTCGTCACTTTTTCGATAGCCACTGACGAGCGGGAGAATGCGTAGCATATCTCTTTTATCGCCTGGGTCAATAGAGCCGGTTATTAAGCCGACATAGACTTTTCCATGCCCAAGAGTTACACATACAGGCATGTTTTCTTCCATGGCTCTTAATAGAATTAGCTCAAGATCCGCATTCATTACGTTAATTGCTTTTTTTATGGAGTCTCTTCTTGCGTGTTCGTAAACTTCTGATAGTACAGGATTTTTTTCCCCTGTTAGTCGGTCTAGTATTATGTTGATAAGTTTCTTTTTTGGCGTGACCCATACTGCATAAAACCAGTTGAGAAGGTAGCCGCCGAATGTTCCGATAAGTAGTGTAGTGGTTAGCGTGAGTATCCAGAATGGGGTATCCACTTTATCATTTTTTGCTTCAAATGGAACGCTATCCATTAAAGAGTGAAAAAAGCCTAGCTCAAGTAAGATTGAATCTTTTATTTGGTAAGATAATGCGAAGGCTAGAAGGAATAGCCATAGCCCCCAGAATGCTGCGCGGATATAAAGCTTCTGCGAGTCTTCTCGTTTTATTAAGTATCTTGTGGCGAGCCAAGTGCTTATAAAAACATATCCCGCCATAAGCGGGATAAGTGCGAAGGCAGCTTTAAGCATTTAGACCTCTTCCTGAGAGTTTTTCACACCTACTGATGTGACTCTGCCTTCTCTTCTTTTTGAGTTTTTTTAATTTCGCTATCCAAAGAGGCGAAAGCGATCAGCTGTTTTTGTACTACTTGGGCATGAATAAGCTCGTTCGCATCCGCATATAGCGCGCCAGTGCTTGTTACATGAAAAGGCGCAGTGCCTTCTGCCTCGCTTTCCGATGGACGGCAATATGCCTTGAGCCGCTCAAGCAGCGTTGAATGCTTATAGTTCTTGCTCAT